ATATGTACCAGCACATATATATCTGCGTCTGTTACTTTCTTCTTTATAGATTGTTGTAAGAAACCGGGATTGTATGAAGTGGTTTTCACCTCTACTTTTTTCCCAGCTACGATTAAATCATAACCGTTATGGTGTGGACCTACTGTTAAGTCTGGGTAACGATTGAAATACTTAGCAACGGCAATTTCACCCGCCATGCCAGTTATGTCACGATCAAGCTTCTTGGCTTTTGTATTCGTCCCATTTTTGTGGTTCTGAAGTAGGCGATCCGCTCCGCTCATGCATGCCATCGACAGTTCCGTCTGGTTTAGTGTTATTTTCATTTGGTTGTGGTGTTTCTTGTTCATCAATGTGTAGTGCTGTTGCTAGTACCATATAATTACATATGTCCAAACAGCGACTTCTAAAAGTTTCATCGCTAAACTGCTTACCAGTTTTTGCGTCATTACATATAGCATCCATATGCTTTAATACATACCCAAG